ACGGCGTGCAGTGGGGCTACCTGTACCGGACGCCAGGCGAGATGAAGCGACTGATCGAGCGCGAGGTCCACCGTGCGGAATGCCCAGGGCTGTGGACGTGCGGGGGCCATCCGGTTCCGTACGTCGTCACGCTCCGAGTGCCGCGTGGGTTCCTGGCGAGCGGCGCCGGGTGCTGGCGAGGCGAGTGGCACCCGACTTTCGCGGCTGCTATCGCTGCCGCACACAACATGACAGGAGCGAACGATGGCCGACTACACGCCGTCTGAGGAAGAGATCGCGGAGAACCGCAGGAACACGGGCAACTGTGACTGGGTGGAGCTGACAGAGGCTGAGGTGCGTCGTGGCATCGCCCGCATCAAGGCGGAAGCACTGCGAGAAGCGTTGGAAGACGAGACCGAGATCAAGGACGACCACGGCCACTGGGAGAGCGTTGTGCCGGTCTGGGCCATCCATGACGAGATCGAACGCATCGAGCAGGAGGCGGGACTGTGAGTGAGCACTACGAGATGCCACACCAGCGTGCTGACGACTGCATCCATGCCGGGGTGGGCAAAGCCTGCGCACCATGCCGAGCATTGTTCACTCGTGAGGCGGAAGTGCAAGCGGAGGCTCTGCGTTCGGCTGCGGACACGCTTGAGCACATGACGAGGGGGACGCTCGGCGGGGCCAGTGAGGACTGGGTGAGGGTCAGCGACCTCCACAAGCGGGCCGACCTGATCGAGGAGGCGGGACTGTGAGCACATGGCAGGACAAGGCGAAGACCGCCGTGCGCGACGTCCTCAGCATCAGCAACATCGCCCGGTGGGGGTGGCTGTTCGTCTCGGGCGCTCGCTGGCAGCGGGAGGCCCTGCTGTCCGACGAGAGCGTGGAGCGGGCGGAGCGGGCACTCAACGAGGCCGGATGGACGTGCGGCGGTGGTCTCCATGAGCCCGGCGAGTACGACCATTGCGAGGACTGCCGAGAAGTGGCCTGGGAGCTGGCCCGTGTGGCCCTCACAGCAGCGATAGGAGACGGCGATGAGTGACGAACTGAGAGACCGGATCGCGTACGAGCTGGCTGGGCACCAGATCGGGCTCGGATACCAGGGTGCATTCGTCGACATGGAAGAGGCGCGAGAGATGGCCCAGGCGGTCATCGATGACCTGGGGCTGGTCGTGGAGAGGACCGTGCGCGTCGTGGATCATGGTGCGGGAGAGGTCCGCATCCCCGAGACCCGAGTAGTCGGAAAGTGGGAACGATGAGTGAACGACAGCAGCAAGCGTGGGACGAGGCGAGCGACCCGTTCGCGCCTACGAACACGCCAGGGTCGCGCCGGATGAGCCAGATCGACTCGGTAGCAGGCCGGCGTTACGGCAACCTGGATGACTCCGCGGTGGTGGGATTCATCGAGGGGGCGCATTGGGCGGACGCGAACCCCCGGCGCACCATCACCCTCGCCCAGTCCGAGGCGATCCTCGACGCGGGCAGGGTGGTCCGGTACGAGGACCACGAGGCAGCACTCAGGGCGGCAGGAATCGAGGTCGTAGACGATGAGTAAGCGGTTCTTCACATCAGACCTGCACCGCAGGTACGGCATCTACGAGCTTGAGGACTCGTGCACCAACCCGAGCGAAGAGCACCGCGAAGAGCGGCACCGCGAATGCTCCGACGACATTGGCGAGTTCTACTGCGAGGACCTGCCGGTCGGGGCTGTGTGCGACTCGTGCAGGGACGAGGACGGGGAGCGAGTCGAATGGCCCTGCCCCACCGTGACAGCAGTCCAGCGGCACCTCACGTGACCCTTGCCAGGGCGGGCCCCACACACCGTGGGGCTCGTCCTGGCCAATGTCCGCGTTGACATCGCACAATTGATCCTATGGGAGTCGATAACGCGGATCGTTACCTCACGGCAGTGGGCATCGCCGTCGTGCACGTTACAGCACGCAAAGCAGGAGAACACCAGTGAGTGCGTTCAAACACCAGTGCACGGCAACAGCACGCACCACAGGGAAGCAATGTACACGACCCGCCATCAAAGGTGGGTCAGTGTGCTACCACCATGGCGGAAACGCACCACAAGTACGCAAAGCGGCACAACGACGCGGTGTCGAAGCGGCGATGCAGGCCCGCGCTGAACGGCTCCTCCGCCGTCGGCTCGGCATGCGCCTCGACGACACCAGCCCTGACCCTGCTCAGATCCTCCTCAACCTTGTCGCCACCAAAGCGACCGAGGTGGAATGGCTCGACGCAAAGATCCAAGCCCTCGAATCCGACGATGACTTGTTCTGGGGAGTGACGAAGCGGAAGACCGGTGTGGGTGCGAACGGGCCCATCGATGAGGAGACGGTGGCGGCGGCGCAGCACATCATCTACCAACTCCTCCACAAGGCGCAGGACCAGCTCGCCAAGTACACGAGTGACGCACTGCGGGCGGGGATTGAGGAGCGGCAGGTCAAGCTCGCAGAACGCACCAGCGCGCAGTTCTCGTGGATCCTCACCCAGCTGATCGCCCGCCTCGACCTCACCACTCGACAGCGGGAGCAGGCGGACCAGCTCATCCCCACCCTGATGCGCGACGCGCCCACGCAGGGGGCTGCATGACTCGCATGCAGGACATACACGCGGCGACCGTCGAGCTGCAGGAAGCAACCCAACGTCTCGGCCAGACGATGACCATGCGGGGCCTGCCCGGTGACCCCGCCCAGATCGAACTCGAGTGCACGCGCATGGCCCAGGACCTCACCGACACGACCGGCACACCCCTCGCGTGGGCACTCCGCGCCACCGCACGGCAGGTCGAGGCGAACCGCATCAAGATCGAGGAGGGGCGCTGATGTTCACCACCGCACTCCACGAACTCCCAGGCCTCATCGCAGAACTCCGCACCCGCCTCGAACCAGGCACAGGGGAGGAGACAGGCCGCAGGCCACCGGGGTTCGCGAAGCACGCACCCACCAACCTCGGACCTCTCGACGCAGCCGATGACCTGTTCGGATCCCTGGTGGAGCACGCCGGAGCAATCGCAGACATGCTCGGCACGAAACCACCCCGCACACGCGCCTGGGGTGGGCACAGGGGCATCCCAGCTCACATGGACGCATCGACCGCCCAGCATCAGGCGGCGGCGCTGGCGCGGTTCATCGAGCACCAGCACCCCCTCATCCAGGATCGTGACTTTGCGGGGGAGATCGAGGCGGACATCATCAAGCGGTGGCAGAAAGCCTCAGGCCGGTTCCCGCTCACCCCGTCCCCGGAACGCATCGACGCACGGTGTCGGAACTGTGGCCGGCTGAACCTCCACCAACACCCACCCGAGACGGCGGGCGGGGATCAGACGTGGAAGTGCCACACCTGCGGGCTGCACCTGCTCGAGCGGGATGTGATCGAACGCCTGGCCGCCCGCGAACGCGAGAAGAAGCACAAGAGGAAGAAGGCAGCATGAGCTGGATCCACGACACCCACAAGGAAGCGCTCGAGATCATCCGGGGCATCGGCCTCGACCCGAACAACATCCCTGCCGGCAGCGTCGATGTCGACGGCGACATCCTCACCGTCCGAGAGTTCACCCTCGACGAGGACGGGCACAAGATCCTCGATGGCGATGAGTACCGAAAGCACACCCGCACGTACCGCCTCCACCCCGTAGAACCCCTCGAGGAGCCAGCATGAGGCGCCCAGCAGGGTACGTGATCGCCAGGCCACACCCCGCCCCGTGGCCGCGCAGCCCCGAACTAGACCGGGCGATCCGATACGTCATCGCATGGGCCGAAAGAGAGGAAGCATGAACGAAGGCCACGAAGACTGCTGGCGGTCCAGCCTGACGCCCAACGGGTTCGCCAAGGGCGGCATCATGCCGCACAGCCCACGATGCGACCGGGCGCACCTCGACCCCATCTACGCATACGACGCGACCGGCACGGCAAGCGACTACCTAGTCGCGGACCACTGCCGGTGCTGCGGCGAGATCATCAGGAGGGCGGACTTCCAGTGACCAGCCTCGATCGAGACGAGTGGGTGACCCGGCAGCAGGCTCTCGACCAGTTCGGCATCACCCGGCAGACGTTCTGGAACTGGCGCAACCGGTACCCGATCCGCGAAACCCAACCCCACCCGCGTCTCCGCCTCTACAACCTCCACGACCTCACCGAAGCGGACGAGGCCGCGACCCGCCGCAACCCAACCATGAGAAACGTGATTTGACACATGCTGTGGTACGCTCGCGCTAGCGCGACAAATGACACCGATGGGATTCACCCATGACAGTCGACTGGCGCGATCACTTCCTCGCACAACGCGAAACCACAGGCCCCAAATGGGCCACACCCGGCGCGATGGCACAAGCCCTCGACCCCCGCACCATCCAAACCCCCGCACTCGAGCTGATCGACCAGAAGCTCGTCGAAGCGTTCAACACCCCCGACAGCCGGCTCATCATCTCCATGCCACCCCAGGAAGGCAAGAGCCAAAGGGCGTCCCGCCGCTTCCCCCTCTGGGCCCTCACCCAGAACCGTGAACTACGCATCGCCATGGCGTCCTACGAAGCCAGGATCGCGGAACGCTGGGGCCGCACCGTCCGCGACGACATCCGCCAACACCCCAACCTCGGGCTGACGATCCGCGACGACGTGAGTGCGCAGCGCGAATGGCAGCTCGACGGCCACGACGGCGGCATGTTCTCCACCGGCGTCGGTGGCGCCATGACCGGACGACCCGTCGACATCCTCCTCATCGACGACCCCGTGAAGGGCCGCGAGCAAGCCGACAGCCCCACCATCCGCGAGAAGACATGGGAATGGTGGACAGACACCGCCCTGTCCCGACTCGCGCCCGGCGCACCCGTCATCATCATCCTCACCCGCTGGCACTCCGACGACCTCGCCGGCAGACTCATCGCGGAAGCGGACTCGGACTGGGAGTTCCTCAACATCCCCGCCCAAGCCGACCACCGCCCAGAGAAGGGTGAGACGGACGTCCTCGATCGCGAGCCGGGCGAGTTCATGCTCTCCGCCCGCGGACGCACCACGAACCAGTGGGAGGCACGGAAGAAAGCCTCCGGCCCGAAGACGTGGGCATCCCTGTACCAGGGCCGGCCATCCCCGGACGAGGGTGGCGTGTTCCCGAAGGACGACGAGTGGGCACGATACGACCAGCCGCTCTGGATCGAACACCCCGACGGCCACCGCACCGTGCCGGGCATCCACCGAGACGACCAGGAGCTCGTCCAGTCGTGGGACCTCACGTTCAAGGACACGAAGTCGTCCGACTACGTCGTCGGGCAGGTGTGGCTGCGCGTCGGAACACAGGCGTACCTGTTGGATCAGGTGCGGGAGCGGCTGAACTTCACCCAGACCGTGGCTGCGATCACAGCGATGACCGCGAAGTGGCCCGAGGCCGTCGCGAAGTTCATCGAGGACAAGGCCAACGGGCCCGCCGTCATCAACGCCCTCAACCGGCAGGTGAACGGACTCATCCCGATCGAGCCGGAAGGGTCGAAGTACGCCCGCGCTTCCGCGATCAGCCCTCTGGTGTGGTCGAAGGACGTCATCCTGCCTGAACCGCACCTGCTGCCGAACGTGACGGACCTCCTCGAAGAGGCGAAGCACTTCCCGAACAGCCCGACAGATGACACGGTTGACGCTCTGTCTCAAGCCATAAACAGGATTCTCTTGCTGCCAATCCTCAACGGAGGATTCCACCAGCCTGACGAATACGACCTCATGGATGAACGGGGCTGGACGATTTCCCCTTGGTAGAGGGTGACCTACGCGATCGCGTTGACCATCCGGTTCACGGTGGCACGCGACATACCGGTTTCCTGCTGCAAGACCGTCATCGGGTACTGCCCGGTGGCAATCGCCAGGTCGCGCACAGCGCGCACGCGCTCGAGCAGAGGACCCACGTCTCCTCGAGGCCACTCGGTTAGAAGCTCGGCAGGGATTGACGTGTCAATTTGCCCACCGGCCTCCCGAATGAACAGCCCAGACGCGATCTGCTGGATCGGGAGATCGCGCAACAGGGCGCCGGTAATCGGGGCTTGCGTTGACCCGGTGCAGGTGAGGTTGACGAGCCTGTAGCCGTCCGCGGTAGCGGTGAACGTCAGCGTTGCCGGCATCGGACTGTCGACTGACACGGATGCTGTGGCGGGGACGCTGACGCCGCCGATGAGAGTTTTCTTCATGGCCCAATTATAGGCGACCACAAACACCAAAGCACAGGTGTTTCAATGCGTAGGAGGTGGCCTGTGTCGCTTTTCTCATGGATCCGTGAGGGCATGGCCACCCCCACCGAGTTCCCGGATGACGGGCGCCTGTCGACGCTGTCTCATCAGCTCGAGGAAGCTCACAACCAGCTCCACTCCATGGCGGCCCTGTATCGGGAGGATGCGGGCTGGCAGGCGCTCACGCAGGCAACTGAGCGGGACATGACCCGCGAAGGCTTGCGCACGATCTCCCGCACGTGCCGGGTCATGCACGTCGCCAACCCCCTCATCAAGCGGGGCCTCAACTTGCGGGCCGCGTACGTGTTCGGCAGTGGTGTCGGCATCAGCGCACGCAGTGTGGGTGACGGGGCGGAGCAGGACGTGAATGCGATCGTCCAGGCGTTCCTCGATGACGACCACACCCGTTCCGTGTTCTCCGGTGCGCAGGCCCGTGAGCAGATGGAGAACGCGCTCGGCACCGACGGCAACGTGTTCATCGCCCTCTTCACGAGCCCCCGAACGGGACGTGTGGAGCCGCGCACCCTGGATGTTGACGAGATTAGCGACATCATCACGAACCCGGAGGACAAGTCGGAGCCGTGGTTCTACCGTCGCCACTTCATCCGCGAGCAGATCGGTGAACGCACCGGCCGCATCACGTCCCGGCAGGAAACCGTCTGGTACCCAGCACTCGGCCACACGCCCCGCCGGCGGAACCCGCTCATCGACGGGCATCCCGTCCAGTGGGACGCGCCTGTCTACCACGTGAAGGTCAACGTCGCCCTGGGCGCGAAGTGGGGCATCCCCGACGCCTACGCAGCCCTCCCATGGGCGCGTGCCTACAAGGAGTTCCTCGAGGACTGGGCAGTCCTCATGAAGAGCCTGTCCCGCATCGCGTGGCGCACGTCTTCGAAGCGGTCCGCCGCACAGCAGGCCCGCGCCGCACTCTCAGCCCAACAGTCTGCCGGCGGCGTCGCCCACATGGGTCCGGAAGATCAGCTCGAGGCTGTCCCGAAGACGGGTGCGACGATCGACGCTGAGTCCGGACGGCCCCTCGCGACGATGATCGCGTCTGCGCTCGGATTCCCCGTCACTACCCTCCTAGCTGATCCCGGCCAGACCGGGGCACGTGCTGTCGCGGAGACCCTCGACCAGCCGACCGAGCTGGAGATGGGTGGCCGCCGTGAGGTGTGGACCGAAACGTACCGGCGTGTCATCGGGTACGTCATCGATCAGGCGGTCCTCGCACCCCAGGGGCCCCTCCACGGCAGTGTGACCGTCGACCAGTATTCGGGTCGGGAGACCGTCACGATCGGTGGGGTCGACGACCGCACGCTCGACATCGTGTGGCCCGACCTCGGCAAGACCCCGATTGAGACGCTCGTCAACGCAATCGTCGCCGCTGATGCGACGGGCAAGATGCCGCCCGTCGAAACCCTGCGCCTCCTGCTGCGCGCCCTGAACGTGCGGGATGTGGACGAGATCATCGAAACGATGACCGACGCGGACGGCCAGTGGATCGACCCCGACGTGACCGCCGCGGATGACGCTGTGCGCCGCTTCGAGCGGGGCGAATAGTGGCCATCACCGCC